AGTAATTATATAAATTTTACAGAGACTGAGTTTTTAAATAACGGACAAGCTTCTTTTTCATTTTGGATAAAACCTAGAACTTACTCTGGTACTAATTATGGGTACTTTCTTTCAGGTGCTACAAGTACACAAGGAGGAATAGCATACAGCGAAGGAAGTAGCGCTGGCAGTTATTATCCTGGGGTATTATATTGGTATAGTGGAAGTGCTTCTATTATTCTAGACGTTGTAGTTACTGAAAATGTATGGAATCATATTGTCATAGTATTTGACGGTACTTCACTAAAAACCTATAAAGATGGAAGTTTAGGAACTACTAAAACAATAACAGCCGCTACAACACTATCGTTTAAAACAATAGGAAGATATAATAATACTACAACACACTACATAAATGGATCGATTTCTGAATTTTCAGTATTTGATTATGCAGTTTCACAAGAGCAAGTAACTTATTTATATAATTTAAATAACCCAATGGCTATTACAGGTACAAAACCTGTTGCGTATTGGTCTTTTGGTGATAATTCTAATCCAATAAGACTACAAGGTTACCCTAATCTTGCTGTTGGAGGTAGTGGTATAACTCCACATAGCAACTATAGTATTAAATTCAATGGAAGTAGTCAATATTTTGGAGATGGAACTACTAGTGGCATTTTTAATGGAGCTACTAGTCTTAGTATTTCTCAATGGATAAATATTGACCCAGGCGAAACTACGTATATAGGAGCAGCAAATTGGCAAGGCCCTGGAAAATACCAATATTTAACTAGATACCGATCACAGAGTGGAGGATTTGATTTTTATGTTAGAGTAAGTGGAGCTTCTCGCTACGGAAGATTTACCACGTCAATTACAGGTGGCGCTTGGTACCATGTAGTGGGAACGTGGGATGGTTCAAATGTTAGAATATATTTAAATGGAGTTCCTGGAACACCTATGTCTACTACAGGTACATTAGACGCATCGACAGGTGAAAATCTTTTAGGCCTATATCAAAGTACCCGTGCAGATGGGTTAATGTCAAATGTTGCTTATTGGTATAATAAAACATTAACGCAGCAAGAAGTATCAGAAATTTATAATAATGGAATTACAACTGACTTAAATAATTTTTCTGGAGGAGCTCCTACTCGTTGGTATCCAATGGATGGAAAAAGTACTTACTTTAATGGATCTACTTTAACAGCGAGAGATGTTATAAATAATGTAGATATGTTAGGATATAATACTGTTCAAACTTCTATTGAAGGAAATGCGCCTGGAAGTAGTGCTAATGGAACTGGTAATAATTTAGACATAAGTAATTTAAAAGGCGATATGAGTAATAGTATTAAGAATTCATATAGCATTAACATGGCTGATTATGGAGATCCAAACGGCCAAGGACTAACTCCAGCTAATTCAGGTAGAACAACAGACGTGCCTGGTTAATTTTTTTAAAAAAAAAAGTAAAATGACAACATATATAGTGATAGATATAGATACGCAGACTAAGTTAATTGACTTTAGTCAGATAAATACAACTAGCGCTCAAACTATGAGAAGAAATCTAGCAAACACAGAGGCTATGCTATCTTATCAAGTTACTCCTAGTTTTATTACAAACGGTACAGTTGTACCTATAGCTACTTTAAACCATGATGAGGCTATCGCCTTATTAAGTACTGCAGCTTGGACCGATCCTAACGTAGGTCCTTAAATTAAAATACAATTAAATTAAATCAAATGGAAAATAAAATAACTAAAGAAGAGCTTGAAAAAGCTAAAACACAACAAGAAGATCTTCAAAAAGTAATATTAGATATAGGTGTTATTGAAACTAAAAAACACGCAATGCTACATCAAATAGCAGATATAAATACTGAGATTGAAGAACTTAAAAAAGTATTAGAAGAAAAATACGGCCACGTTAATATAAATCTTGAAGACGGCACTTACACACCTGTAGAAAATGAAGAAGATAAGAAAGATTAGTATAGGTGCTGATTACAAAAACGAAGCCATGCATTATTCAATTGGACAAGAAGTATATGGTAGACATATAATTAATGATATAATATTTGAAGGTCAAGATGGATCTTATAATATATACATAATAAAAAACGATGAAGTACTTCCTTGGAAAAAGTTTAATTCTAATATGGCTATTTCAGTTGAGTATGACTTAAGTTATTAATGAAAAGTTTATATAATTTTATTATTAAGCCATTTAATAAAAGGTATGATAATACAAAGAAGATCAATGATAAAACCTTCATTGTTAACACTAGTATTGAAGATCACAAGTTTATTAGTAAAAAAGCTGTTGTTGTTTCTACGCCTTCAGCTTATAAAACTAAAATAAATATAGGAGATGAACTTTATGTTCATCACAATATATTTAGAAGATGGTATGATCAAAAAGGTAACGAAAGAAACAGCTCGACTTATTTTAAAGATGATTTGTATTTTGTTTCACCAGGACAGATTTATATGTATAATCTAAAAACACATTTAGATTATTGTTTTGTAAAACCCTTAAAAAACCAAAGCTTTTTAGAGAACAGAAAAGAACAACCTAATGTTGGTATAGTAAAATATTCTAATAGTTCCTTAGAAGCGCTAGGAATAACACCTGGAACACTTATTACGTTTACACCTAACTCTGAGTTTGAGTTTATTATAGAAGGTGAACGACTTTATTGTATGAAATCTAATGATATAGCTTTAACTCATGAATACCAAGGAAACGAAGAAGAAAATAATCCAAGCTGGGCAAAAAGCAGTTGAGGAACTTATTAAGGTAGCAAAAGAAAAGATTGTTGACTCAGACGACGATGTAAGCGCTGATAGATTAAAAAATGCTGCCGCAACAAAAAAACTTGCTATATTTGATGCTTTTGAAATACTTAACAGAATCCAACTAGAGGAAGATATGTTAAATGAAAAACCAAAAGAACTTAAAGAACAAAAAACTTTTAAAGGTTTTGCAGAAGGGAGAAGCAAATGAGTTACAAACAAACCCTTTGGCAAGAAATTAAAGACGTTGTAAATCCTAAAATATTAGCTAAAAACAATAGATTTAAAAAATGGAATTATGGTTATAATTCTGATTATGATTTTATAGTAATAAGTAAAACTGGAAAAATTGGACAAATCATTGAAATACAGAATCTCAGGATTGCTTTACCAGCAACAGATGAACCGTTTAAACGAAGTAAAGAAAAAGCGGAACAACGCTGGGAAAAAGCAGAATATCCAAAAGAGTTAAGTAGAATTAAAAATAGGTTTGACTGGGAAGAATATCCAGCTGAGTTTAAAGAAAAGTGGTACGATTATATAGATGAAGAATTTAAAAGAAGAGAACAAGGTTACTGGTTCTATAATAACGGTACTCCTACTTATATTACTGGTACTCATTACATGTACTTACAATGGTCAAAGATCGACGTTGGAGCACCAGATTACAGAGAAGCAAATAGATTATTCTTTTTATTTTGGGAAGCATGCAAGGCAGATAACAGATGTTACGGCATGTGCTATCTTAAAAACAGACGATCTGGATTTTCATTTATGTCCTCGGCCGAGCTTGTTAACCAAGCAACAATATCTAGTGACTCCAGATTCGGTATATTGTCTAAATCTGGAGCAGATGCTAAAAAAATGTTTACAGATAAAGTCGTTCCAATATCCGTTAACTATCCGTTTTTCTTCAAACCGATACAAGACGGTATGGATCGTCCTAAAACAGAACTTGCATACAGAGTTCCAGCTTCAAAGTTTACTAGAAGGAAGCTTGAAAGCAATGAACAATTAAGAGAACTAGACGGGCTTGACACAACTATTGACTGGAAAAATACTGGTGACAACTCTTACGACGGTGAAAAGTTAAAGCTATTAGCACATGATGAGAGTGGCAAATGGGAGAGACCTGATAATATATTAAACAACTGGAGAGTTACAAAAACTACATTGCGTCTTGGTTCTAGAATCGTAGGTAAGTGTATGATGGGCTCAACATCTAACTCATTAGACAAAGGTGGAAACAACTTCAAAAAATTATACTATAATTCAGACGTTACAAAAAGAAATAGAAATGGACAAACTTCTTCTGGACTCTATTCTTTGTTCGTCCCTATGGAATGGAACTACGAAGGATTCATGGATTCTTACGGATCACCTGTTTTCATTGGAAAAGAAGATCCAATCAAAGGAGTTGACGGTTTTGAAATTACAACAGGCGTTATTGAACACTGGGAAAACGAGGTTGAAGGCTTAAAGTCTGATCAAGATAGTTTAAACGAATATTATAGACAATTCCCAAGAACTGAAGCTCACGCTTTTAGAGATGAAACAAAACAAAGTTTATTTAATTTAGTAAAAATCTATGAACAAATAGATCATAATGATTCTTTAAATAATAGCTTAAATGTAACTAAAGGAAGTTTTAGTTGGGTGAACGGTATTAAAGATACTAGTGTTATTTTTCATCCTAATAATGATGGTAGATTTAGAATTAGCTGGGTTCCACCTAAAAATCTTCAAAATCGAGTGATTATAAAAAATGGAATTAAATACCCTGGTAACGAACATATTGGTGCTTTTGGTTGTGATAGTTATGATATTAGTGGTACTGTTGATGGTAAAGGTTCTAATGGGGCACTTCATGGTTTAACTAAGTTTTCTATGGAAGAAGCTCCTTCTAATCATTTCTTCTTAGAGTATATAGCTAGACCTCAAACTGCTGAGATATTCTTTGAAGATGTATTAATGGCTTGTGTATTTTATGGCATGCCTTTACTTTGCGAAAACAACAAACCAAGACTACTGTATTATTTTAAGCGTAGAGGTTATAGAGGTTTTTCAATGAATAGGCCTGATAAGCTTATTAATAAATTATCTATAACGGAAAGAGAGATAGGTGGAATACCTAACTCAAGTGAGGATATAAAGCAAGCTCACGCCGCTGCTGTAGAAAGTTATATTGAAAAATTTGTAGGATCTAAAGATAATTCATATGGTGATATGTATCATCAAAGAACATTAGAAGATTGGGCTGTTTTTAATATAAACAGTAGAACTAAGCACGATGCTACTATAAGCTCAGGACTTGCTATAATGGCTTGTAATAAAAATTTATATAGACCTGTGCCTAACAAAATTACTAATAAAATAAATCTTGGTATTAGAACTTATGATAATACCGGCGTAATATCAAAAATTAATTAATATATATGCAAGCTACAACTACATATAGTACATTTCCGGACCAGGTCGTACCTGCTGCTGAGAAAGCTACTTACGAATATGGTTTAAAAGTTGCGAGAGCTATTGAAGGTGAATGGTTTAGAAATTCACAAGGAGTTGGTTATAGATACATGACAAACTACAATAACTTTCATAATTTAAGACTTTACGCTAGAGCAGAACAGCCAGTACAAAAATATAAAGATGAGCTAGCTATAAATGGAGATTTATCTTACTTAAACCTAGACTGGAAACCCGTACCTATTATTCCTAAGTTTGTAGATATTGTTGTTAATGGCATGTCTCAAAGATCTTATGAAGTAAAAGCTTTAGCTCAAGATCCTACTTCATTGAGAAAAAGAACTTTATATGCTCAGCGAATAATGATGGACATAGAGGCTAAAAAGTTTAATGAAATGGTTATGCAGCAGTTTGGTATAGACCTATCTGAATCCACTGCTAAAAACACTCCTGAAACATTAGAAGATATTCCAGCACATATGCAAATGGATTATAAACAATCTATAGAAGTTGCAGAAGAAGAACTTATTTCACAAATATTAGATAAAAACAAATATCATTTAATTAGAAAAAGACTTAATTATGATTTAACAGTTTTAGGAATATCTTGTGTTAAAACTTCATGGAATCCAGCTGAAGGAATAGTTATTGATTATGTTGACCCTTCTAACATAGTATACTCATATACTAACGATCCTAACTTTGAAGATGTATACTACGTAGGTGAAGTTAAAAATGTTCCTATAGTAGAACTTAAAAAACAATTTCCTAGTTTAACTCCAGAACAAGTTAAAAAACTACAAAACTACACAGGCAACACAGCTTATTCGCCTAATTTTAATGGTAGATATGATCAGAATACAGTTCAAGTATTATATTTTGAGTGGAAAAGTTATATTGACCAGGTGTTTAAAATAAAAACTACTGCTACAGGGTTAGAGAAAACTATTGAAAAAGAAGATACTTTTTTAGAAGTAAAAGAAACAGACAACTTTAAAAAAGCTTCTAGAAGTATAGAAACATTATATAGTGGAGCTAAAGTGTTAGGTATGGAAGAAATGCTTGATTGGCGTTTGGCAGAAAATATGACAAGACCTTATGCTGATACAAGTAAAGTAAATCTTAGTTATACTATAACGGCACCTAGAATGTATCAAGGTAGAATAGAAAGCTTAGTAAGTAGAGTAACTGGGTTTGCCGACATGATACAGCTCACTCATTTAAAACTTCAACAAGTAATGTCTAGAATGGTTCCTGATGGAGTTTATTTAGACATGGATGGTTTAGCAGAAGTAGATCTAGGTAATGGTACTAACTATAACCCAGCTGAAGCTTTGAATATGTATTTTCAAACTGGTAGTGTTATAGGTAGATCTTTAACTCAAGATGGTGAAATTAACAGAGGTAAAATACCTGTACAAGAACTTCAATCTTCTTCTGGAGGAGCCAAAATAAATTCTTTAATTCAGACGTATAATTACTACTTACAAATGATTAGAGATGTTACCGGGCTTAATGAAGCTAGAGATGGTAGTGTTCCAGATAAAAATTCTTTAGTAGGTATACAAAAGCTTGCTGCAGCTAATTCAAATACAGCTACAAGACATATTCTTCAAGCAAGTTTATATTTAACACTTAGAACTTGTGAAAATATATCATTAAGAGTTAGTGATTCTCTAATGTTTCCTTTGACTAGAATGTCTTTGATAAATAGTATATCTAATTTTAATACTAATACACTAGACGAATTGACTAGTGTTAACATACACGATTTTGGTATATTTATAGAATTAGAACCTGATGACGAAGAAAAAGCTAAATTAGAACAAAACATTCAAGTAGCTTTGTCTACTCAATCTATAGATTTAGAAGACGCT